GCATAGTTGCCTGTGCTGATCCAGTCTGTGGGATCATTGAAGCCGATGGATAGTCCATCAATGCTCTTGGTGATTTCCTTGCGGAACTTGCTTACGTCAAATGGTTTGGCCATGCTTGTTTCCTTTAGTTTAAAATGATTATACTACATATTTCCAGTGCTGTCTACTTCATAATTTATGGATTTGGTCAAATACGACTTAGTTTTAAATGTCACTGTTGACCTATGATTAATCAACGATTCGGCATCGTCTGCCGATGGACATTGGGCGCAGATACGATTTGGTTTGCCAAAATTGTCTACAAATGCTTGTAATTCTTTGTCACTGCAATCGGCGGTCAATCCTGGATCAATATAAGGCAACCAGCTGTCAATGTTTGGACTGCCCATTCGTTGCAAGATTCTAGGAGTCAATGCCAAAGTGCCGCATTTCCAAATTTTTCCATCCAACAACATTGGACAACGTTTTTGCACACAAATTTCAAAAGACCTGGCTGGATTGTTGTTGTGTGGCATCATGTTTTCATATTCGTTCTTGAACGTTTTGACAAATTGTACCGGACGTGCGATTTGAAAGCGCATTCCGCTGGGAGAAACAAAACGATTAATACCGAATTCGGTGATAGGCGTCCAGGGTTTGTACTGCATGATACGCTCAATGGTATTGTTTAATCCCGGATCATCTACATGGTATGATATTTTTAACACCGCATTACCAACAGAATCCAATAGATCCACCAAGTCAAAATGTTTGTTTAATAACAATCCATTGGTAACCATTCGTATTTGTGCATTAGGCAAAAGGTCTCTTATTCCTTGTATGTAATCACGTATATGCGGGTTCATCAATGGTTCACCACCAATGATTCCCACAGCCTGTATATCCAATCGAGGCACCCATGCTTCTAGCCAAGACTTTCCTTGACTCCAGGGCACATATCCTTGATGTTTGAGATCAGAAAACGTTGTGCAACCATGACATGACAAGTTGCAAGCACTGGTTAACATAATCTCAAGGAATTCAAGACTTGGTTTATTCATTGTTTAGATACTTTCCACTAAAGTAATGATCATAATTGTATTCAATATTTTCTTTCTCTAGTTCATATAAATCTTGCCAGTCTGTGACTGAAAGTTTTTGAAATTTGGAAATCATCGAAAGCAGTTCTATTAATCTTTCCACAGGGTTTTTGATTGTGTCAAATCTATAATCAAACAAGTTTTTATACAAACGGAATCCATAGTAATTTTCCAGGTGCGCATGCCAGTTTGGCTGTGCATAACTTAAAAATAATCCACGAGTGACTATACTGTAAAAGCATTTTTCAGAAATCAAAGGATAATAACTTGTGGCCATGGTTTCACTGACCACATGTACAAAACTTTGTGTGAGAATATTTTCTAACAATGGAATGTTCATCATGTGATTGTAACTAGTTTGACCAATAGGAAACAATTTGCCGTAAAAATCTTGGTCATCATCTAGTAAAAAAAATTTGCTGTAAAAGTCAAAGCGTTGTTCGGTCAGCAGTTGTAAATTCCCATCAAGATCGTGCTTTGTAAAAGCAAAATTTTTGCTACAGAAATCTGGGTCAAAAAAACTAAATTTTTTCAGGGCACTGACCAACAGCTTTTTTGACACATGCGCAATACCACCGTTAATGGTACCGCCTTGACCATTGAAAGAGCACAAGAAATTTTTGTAATCTAAATCAGGATGCACTTTGTATTGCCTCAGATGATGAATTCTTGGACATGAATCTTTATCAAATTGCAAATCTAATTCTGGATAGCACTGTTGTAAACAGTCATCTATAAAGTATGAACATTTAATTGTAATTCTTGTGTTGCGTTGTTTGGCCAGTTGGGCAAAACTTTGTAACACAGTGTTGTGCAGATCTTGATCAAATCCAAATAGATGATCCACCACAGTAAAACTTTCAGGCAGCGAGCCAACAAAAGTTTTGTGTATGTCCAGACAATCAGCTTGATGTATCCACATGTTTAAAAAAGTTGTGCTGTGTGCCGGATCTACTGAGATCGTTGGTCACGCAGTGTATTCCACAGTCCCAAAAATATTTGTGACGGAATGGAACTACATGTACTTCAATTCCATGTCTAGCACATGCAGCTTCAACTTGATCGTTGTGTGTGCTTACTACAATGTTCTTGGGATCTACAATTAGAATATTGACATCAAACACTGTTTCACTAACCTGGCCTACCCACTCGTCAAAGTAATGATCCACCATGTGTTGCAGATTTGTGTCTTGCTCAAAGCCAGGCATGAACCAACGACCTTTGTTGCGTTTCATAGAATATTCAAATTCACGCATGTGTGAGTAATTTGATGGTGGTAGATAAATCACTTCCCAATTGGGAAAGGTGTCTGCATAGGTTGGCACATCGTTTAGACTGATGATCAGACCTGGGGTCACTGGACAATACACAGAGTCGCCGTGACCGCCGGCATTGACCACATGATTACGAGTGTTTGTAAAAAGGCCATTGACCTGATCCAAGATGCCTTGTTTGTCATCATGATAGGTCTGTGTGGCAAAATACAGATCCTGCCCTATTCGACTAACAAAACAACCGTTGATAAAGTCCAGGTCTGTATATACAATTTCATTGCCTTGCTGACGAATCTTTTCAAACACATGTTGATAAAAAGACAACTTGCCATCTAAGTGAGCCTGATCAATACGATTGAACTTGGAAAACTTAAGGCGCATGTCATCTGCATATTCAGGATAAGCTGAATAAAAATCAGTAGGACGCACAAAATCTGGCCACCAGGTCAGCTTGTTTTGTCGATAAAACACATTCCATGCATGACTGGCGTTGGGTATCTCTGGTACCCAAAACTTGTCCTGTATCATTAAAAAATAATCTCTTGGTGCTGTGGGAGGTTGTATCCATTTTCCATTTACAAACAACTGAGAGAGATCTTCTGGAAAGTCTGGACGTAAAACTTCTACACCAAATTTTTTCTCAAGTAAGCCAATGAGATTTTGATAATCTTCTTCGGTTTCTTGAGATAATTTCTCAAAGCGACTGCGAGTGGTGGTGTCTTGGATCCAACTGTAAAATTCTGGTGGATATGTGCGTCCCACCAGACATACTTTGAGCGGATCCCAATGTTGATATACTGAATACATAGATAGATTAGAAGTTAAGGCTGGATGGGAATTCCCATCCAGTGTTGCTACTTATTACGATTTGGCCTGACGTGCCCTGATCATGGCCAAGATATCCTCGGCTTTTTGTGTAGAAGGTTTTGCTTCTACTGGGGCTGATGCCACTGCTGGTGCATCATCTTCGTCGTCAAAACTGCTAGATGCGGCAGGAGCAGGTTTGGCCACCGGTGCTGGTGTATCTTCTTCTGCGTGTACCGCTCCTGAACCAGCCGGAGCATTGACACCGGCTGGGCGGAAATACGATCCCCAACGTTCTGTGTCATAGCTTTGTCCATCGACACTAGCCTCAAACATTTCTTTGATGACCTTGAGTTCGGCCTCACCAGGTTTTTTGGGCAGGAATGTGCTCAAATCAAACAAGCCGTATTTCTCAATGGCTGCTTGTTCGGGTTCTGTGAGTGCCGATTCCTTGCGAGCCCACTTGCTGGCATTGTAGTCAGCAAAGCCGCCTTTGGTATTTTTGCTAATACGGAAGTCTAATCCACGCAATAAATCAGTTGGCAATTCTTCCAGTTCTGGATCCATGAGTGCGGATTTGATTGTGGTAAAAATCTGAGGACCAATGATGAATCTACGGATTGGATTCTCAGGAGTCTTGTCATCAGCCAAGGGATTCTCGCGAACAAAACCTTGGAAAATGTAACTGCGTTTTTTCCAATACTTACGACCCATGTCTTCTAGAGCTTTGTCCTTGAACCAAGTGCGAACTTCTGTGAGCACTGGGCAGGTCTCTTGCCACATTTCTACACAGGGCACTTGTACCATTACCTGCTTACTGTCCATTTCGCCTTTAACGCCATTGAATGGTAAACGAATCATAGCTCGTTCGGCCCAGAAAAAAGTGTTTTTTGAGTTGCCGTCAGGAAGAAAACGTACTGTACAGCTTTGACCTTCTTCCATGTTCCAGTGTGGGTAAATCGAGTTGTCACCGCCTGTGGATTGTCCGCCTTGTTTTGATTCGCTGGCGGCTAGTCTTGCGCGAATTTCTGCTAATGATGCCATAGTTGAGTTGCCTTTCTAAAAGTTTTACTATGTGTTGCCTATCTAATGATTTAGATTCTAGTTGCCTGTGATGCCGAACAAAAAGCGCATACACTTTTGCAAGTATACACGCTAGTTTGAGGAGCGTCAAGTGTATTTATGACGCAGTTGTTCAGATTACAAATTTAGTTGCGGATCATACCAGAAAGTTCTTTTAGGCGATCCAAGAACGTGGAGTCTTCTGCAACCGGTTTCATGCGTCCCGAATGTCCATATTGTCCTTGCAAGGCCGAGGCTTCGTACATGCCACACTCTTTGAGACCATGCACTGGACAACTTTCACCGGCTTCGGACATGTTGCACCGACTGGCTTCATCCAATTCTTCTTCGGGCACACCATCGATGTCGGCCGGTGTTACGCCAGGATTGGCCATTTCATCTAGTTCAGATTCATAGTCTGGAGCTGGTCGTTCTTGAGCCGGCACACCTGCGTGTTTCAAAATACTAGACAAGTCTTGATCATATTCTGGATAGGCCGTTTCTTCTGTGCCTGCTGGATCTTCGGTCTGTGTGGCAGGATCTTTGACGGCTTCATCAGTGGGTTTTAAATCGGCTGGAGTCTGCTCTGGTGGATTCATTTCTGCCGTGCTATCAATGTTCAAACTGGTGATCACTTTCATTACGTCTGGATCTTGATCTAATTCTTGCATGCGGTTCAAAACGATCTGACGTGCATCAGCATTGGCATCGCGATCGGCCAAGGCCTGTAGTTGATCAAACAACTCATCGTCGCCCAAGAGATCATACAACTGTTCAGTGGCATTGGTGGCATCGGCTCCCACTGGCAAGTCTTTGCTGAGCAGTTCTACTAGCTGAGCTTGCTTTTCTGGTGTGTCTGGTGTTTGCCAGGTTCCTTCCATGAGCTGATCGGCCCATGATTCAAATATTGCGGCTTCTTTCATAGCATTTTCCTGTTGTTGAATTCTAGCGATCAATGGAAGTGCGTCTTCAATCCTTTGATCAATACTTTGTGTGACAAACAAATGTTTGAGTCCTTCAATGACCACGCTTTCTTCTGAGACCTGCAGCGGAATCCATGATTCAAAATACGTGTTGTAGCCTGTTCTTGTAGCCAGGCTCTTAAGGGTGTGCCTCAAGTTTTCAAAATAGTTAGTGGCCTGTTCTACCAAGGTGGCGGTATCGCCTTCCAACAGCTTGCCTGCGTTGGCACGCTTGAAGCGGCTCAACACTGTGAGTTCCGTGACCATTTCAGCGATGTGTTGGCCTCGCAGGTCATAAGGTCTGCCGCCCATGCGCACATGTTCCAACATGGCCTTGCCTGCTGTAAGATTGCGGAATGGCAACTTGTAGCGTTCACCTTCGATGGTCTCAATAAACAGACTTTCCACATAGCGAAAACGTGCTTCGCCTTCGCCAAGGCTACGTTTGTGTTTGATCATGAGTCGACTTTCCGTTGCGCCAGCATTCCACGAAATGTCCTTTTTGCCTGACCATGATTCAAAAAGTCCTTCTTTGATGGCAGCCTGTCCTTGCATGCTGTAGCGCAAATGATTGAGATTCTT